TGTTAAAAACCTAGAATCTCAGTTAGCTGAGAAATCAGAAGAAATCATGAATATTAGAGAGTCTAAAAGACATTTCTCTGACAGAAATGGTCAAGGCGATTGGAAGAAAACTTTTGAGCAAGATATCCTCGACGCAAAATTTGCTGGTCTAGCGACTGGTAAAGGATGGGACAGTGAAGTTGCTAAAAGTGTGATGGAAAAAGTTAACACTCATTCAGGTGTAAATGTTTCATCAGCTGATTTCGAACAAATCGTTTCAACAAACATAGAAAGAGATATTCAAAATGAATTAGTCTTAGCTCCTCTATTTAGAGAAGTACCAATGACTTCTGCAAACATGATTATCCCAATCTTACCAGATAGCGGTTACGCTGAATTTACTTCAGGGTCTGCTGTAGCAAACGACAATTTAGATATGAGGTCTGCTTCTTATGGTGACGATGCTGGGGTATCTATGGCTGAAAGAACTCTTTCAACTAAAAAACTTATCTCTCAATCATTCCTAGGTAATGAAACTGAAGAAGATGCAATCTTACCAATCCTTCCTTTAATTAGAGAATCAATGGTAAGATCACACGCTAGAGCAATTGAAAACTCAATCCTAGCTGGTGATGATGCTGACGGAGTATTCGGTACTAGTGGAGCTTCTTTCGAAGGTTTACTACACTTAGCAAGAAATGACAGTGACTACACACAATCAGCAACTGCTTTTGCAACTGATAAAATTGTAGCAACTGACTTACTTGAAATGAGAAAGAACATGGGTAAATATGGTGTGAACCCAAGTGAAGTAGTATATATTGTTTCACAAAGATCATACTACGAACTATTAGAAGATGCAGAGTTCCAAGACGCTAACCTAGTTGGCGACATGGCTACTAAGCTTTCTGGTGAAATTGGTCAAGTATTCGGTTCAAGAGTACTATTATGTGACGAGTTTGCTACACCAGCAGTTTCTAAGTTCGGAGCTATCGCTGTTAACCCAAGAAACTATGTAATGCCAAGATTAAGAGGCGTTACTGTAGAATCTGACTACGAAGTTATTAATCAAAGAAGAGTCTTAGTGGCTTCTCAGAGATTAGGATTCACTGACTTAATTGACGGTGCAACTTCTAAATGGGCTTGGATGTACAAAGCTAGCTAATATTAGCACAATACGGTTTCAGGGAGTGTACCTAACACTCCCCCTTTTTAATTATGGCAGACTTAATAACAGTACAGGAATATAAAAACGCAGAGGGCATTACAGGTCAGAAAGAAGACCAGCGCCTCGATATTATAGTTCCCCAAGTTAGTGACCTTGCAAAAAAGTATTGTGGTACAACATTTGTTGACTACTTCTCCTCTGCAAAGACAGAGACTTTTAGCATAAGGGATAAATATACTACTACTATTATTGTAAGTGAGAGCCCGTTGGTATCAGTAGAATCAGTTAAAGAACGAAGAACTTATTCAGAGGCATACCAAACTCTAACCACAGGTAGTTATGAATACTACGTGGATATTGCCAGCGATTCAATTGTCCGTACAACGGACTCTGGAAGCGAAAAATATTGGGCAAATGGTGTCGGAAGTGTAGAGATAGAATACAAAGCAGGATACTCCGCAGCACCAGCAGACTTGAAATTAGCATTATTTGATTTAGTTACTTACTATCTCAAAGACGAACATAAAGAAAGAAGAACAATAGCAGGAGCGACATTGCAGAATCAAGGAACTTCAGGAGTTAGGGACAATACAGATTTCCCAGACCATATAAAAAGAGTACTTGATTTATATAGAGTTATTATATAATGTCAGTACGTTCTTTAATAAAAGACATAAGACTAGCTGCAAATAGCTCAATTGCAAGAGACCGACAATATAGAGACTCAGTTTTTGACCTTACTTTTAATAAGATTACTACTGTAGACGAGTGTTTCGCATCTATAGAAGACGCTATATTAAATGTTCGCAATGGAGCACCGTTACTAGCAACAGAAAGAAATATTTTAGAGAATGCTGTAGAACAAGCGTTTAGAAATGTATATACACCAAGAAATATAAAAAATATACATAAAAAACACGGATATAAAATATTTGCTCATCCTAACCAACACGAAGGAGAAAGTGCACTAGCTAATTATGTAGGATATAGGCAGCGTGGAGTAGGAGGGATGAAGTTAGCAGTTTATCTCAGACAAGGTATGTTAACTGCAAATAGTTTAGGTCCTACCGTTACTTATGCAGGTAGTATGCAAATAGGCTCAAAAGGTACTCAAAATAGACAAGTTATAAATGCCTTGTGGTATACAATGGTCAGAGAAGCTCTAAGACTAGCTAGAAAAACTGCAGGAGTAAAAGTACCTAAAACAGGACAAAAAGGCTACGGAGCAAGAAATATAGGCTCTGTAGGTAACAGTTCTAGAGCACTAAGACTACACGGCCCTACTGCAAGTCAAAACGTTTATGGCAGTACCGGGGAAGTAAATGATACTTCAGTGCCTGTAGTATCTTTAGTAGAGCAGCTAAAAGATATTAAAGCCGAAGGTATGCAACTGCCCGACGGAGTTACTAGTCAACTTATATATAATAAAGCTTTTAATGATATAATAGCAGAATTAGACAATGAGTTTATAATAAATAGTGAGACTATTAGCTCGATAGTAAATGCTGATAAGATTATACGTATTCAAATCCATCAAGGAGGCGACCAGCATCAAGGCTATATGGCACATGCAGATTCTCGTTCGGTAAATAGAATAATAGATAGTATAGAAGATAAACTATTAAATAGTCCTTTAGGACTAAGTAGCCACAACTATCAAGCATCAAAATCTATGTCTGACATGGCGAAAGATGCAGCTTTGGCTCAAGTTGTTACTAATTTTGTAACTAAATCAGGAAAACCTGATATGAGATACAAAGTTAATAAAAGAGCGGCTTTACAAAATGCAAAGCCACGTAAAAAAAGTAATAAAGGAAAGTTTAGTAATAAAACAAAAGGGACAAGAATAGCTACAGGTATGATTGCTGGAAAAAGCAAAGCAAAGAAAGCAGGAGTCTCAAGAAAAGTACAAAATCAAAAAAGCGCAGTAGGACTAAAAGAACTAATAAATGCAGCACTGCCAGAGGCTATGTTATTAAAAATGCATCCACCTGCACTAAGAAATAGAACAGGAAGATTTAGAAATAGTGCAGAAGTTACCAATGTTAATATGGGACCAAGAGGAGGTACTCAAATAGACTATACTTATATGAAAGACCCTTATCAAACTTTTGAACCCGGTGGAGCAATGGGAAGCGTAAACAGAGACCCAAGAAGACTAATAGGTGGTACAGTAAGAGAGATTGCACAACAAATAACAGGAAATAAGTTTATAACAACTAGGAGAAGATAATGGCAGAAAGAGGCTACACTACAAGACGAAGTGCTATTGTTAATGCTTTTGTTACAAAACTACTTACTATAAATGGAACAGGCAATTTTTTAAGCACTGTTTCAAGCGTAGAACCCAGATTAAAGTTTTGGGACGAAATTGAAGAGTTTCCCGCAATACATATTAATGCAGGTAGCGAAACAAGAGAATATTTAGGAGCAGGAGAAAAGTTTAGATACTTAACTTTAACTTTTCGTTGCTACGTAAATGAAGATGACCCTGTTGAAGCATTGGAAAAATTAATGGAAGATGTAGAGACAGTAATAGAAACAAACAACCCAATTACATATACTGATAACTTAGGAAACGTACAAAGTACAATTCAAACAAGTATTCTCAGTATTGATACGGACGAAGGCGTATTAGACCCGTTTGGAATCGGAGAGATAATCACCACAGTTCAATACTAGAAAACAGTAGCGGCAAACTAAAGTTTAGCCAAAACTCTTTTCATACATATAGGAGAAATTAAAATGGCAGATACATTTTATTTTAGTCGAGATACCAAAGTAGTCTTAGATGACTCATCAGGGACAGGATATAATATACCTGTACTAGATGGCTTTAGTTTTTCTCAGGCGACAAACACGACAGAGGTAACTCTGAATGAGATGGCCACAACCGCAGGAGTAAGTAGAAGAGCTAGACAAATGTTTACTGATTCTTATGCCCCAGCAGAATGGTCTTTTTCAACATACATTAGACCTTTTACATCAGGTGGCGGTGGTACTGGCGGAGAACACGCAGCAGCACATTCGCATGTAGTAGAAGAAGCTTTATGGAATGCTTTAGCAGGTAATGCAGCGATTGGAACTACAGCAAGTGGTAACACTGGCCCAGGATTTGTAACAGCAGACGCAAACGGAGCTGACTTAACTTTTGCAAAATCTAATAACGTAGCTTTGGATACGTTTGATTTATTTTTTGAAATGGGCAGTGGTAAAACATCACCAACTATTTACAAAATTGCAGACTGTGTAGTAAATGAAGTTTCAATTGATTTTGATATTGATGGCATTGCAACAGCAAACTGGTCTGGTTTTGGTCAAATTATTACTGAAGCAACAGCACTACCTACAGTAGATATTTCAGAAGGAACAGCAGCAGCTGATACTAATAATTTCATTAGAAACAGACTAACAGATTTAGCAGTTACTGCAACTGCAGAAGGAGACATTCAAACTGCTTACAGTTTAACACTAACAGGCGGAAACGTTACTATTGGTAACAATATTAGTTTCCTAACTCCTGAAACTCTAGGTATTGTAAATCAACCTTTAGGTCACGTTACAGGAACAAGGAATGTTTCAGGTAGTTTTACTTGTTACTTAAATACCCCAGCTTCTGGAGCTTCAAGTGCAGATTTATTTGAAGATATTATTGAATCTACTTCAGTAATAACAAATGACTTCAACTTAGTATTTGTTGTTGGCGGAACAGGGAATACCCCAAGAATTACTATGACTTTACCAACTTGTCATTTAGAAGTACCAACACATTCAATTGATGATATCGTAAGTTTAGAAACTACTTTCCATGCTTTACCAACATCAGTAGACGGTACAGACGAAATAACAATGGAGTTTGTAGGACCTGCAGTAACTTAATAATTAAATTAACGGGGAGGGCACAGTCCCTCCCTATTTTATAGGAAAAAAGAATGACAGAACAAAAACAAAACGTATCACTAGCGAGTTTATTAACTCCAAGTAAAACAGTAACAGTCGACTATCCAACATTAAATGGATTTTCAGTAGACCTATGTTACTTAGCAAGAGAAGAACTCATCAAACTCAGAAGTAGATGTGTATCTCAAAAATTAAACAGAAAAACAAGAGCTTTCGAAGAGACTCTTGATGAGGATAAATTTTTAACAGAATACTGTAAAGCAGTCATAAAAGGGTGGAAAGGACTCAAATATAAGTACTTAGAAGAGCTTCTATTAGTAGATATAAGTGGACAAGAACCTGAAGATGAATTAAAGTTCTCAGTAGAAAATGCAGAAACATTAATGAAAAATGGAGCTGACTTTGATACTTGGGTAACTGAAGTTACAGGCGACCTGGAAAATTTTACCAAGACCAAGTAACTCAGATACTTGGTTTATTAGATAAACATTATAAAGAAGGACAAATACCTATGGACACTTATTTAGAAATATGTGACCAAAAAGGTATTGAACCTGACCCAGACGAAATGCCACCCGAAATAGGAGATTATCCTTATGAAGTTCAGGTGGCTTTTTTTGTGCATGATTTATTGCCCGATAGAGTCGAAGGTATGAGTGGACATTATATGGGGAAAGATATGTCTGCACTCGGTACTATGTTAGATATATGGGAAGTACAAGATAGAAAAACTATTGTATATTTTATTAAGCATATAGAGGCTAGAAATTCTGGTGCTATTAATAAGAAAGCTGAAAGGCAAAGAAAAGCTTCAAAAAATACAGCAAAAGGCGGAATAAATTCTGCAAATCTAAAAAAGTAAAATGGGAAA